TGACCACGGCATAAGAATATCGTTAGACTTGCCAGAGACCGCCATAATGCAAATGGCTATGTTTGCTGAATGTCAACGGATGCAAGTATTATTGGATGTAACGTGCTTACCACAAAACCAAACAGTGGGTGACGATTCGCACGATAGTAAAAAAGGTAGACCGGAAACTAAGTCTTTGCGAGGCACATAACTTTGTTTTACAAACAGAATCAAAGAGGGTAAATGGCACCTCCAAAAGGAACGACTAATAACCCAAACGGGAGACCAAAAAAAGAACGCGCCCTTACTGACTTATTGGTAAGGGAATTGTCACATGGAATAGAATTACCGGATGGTACTAAAATTTCAGGTAAAAAGTTAATAGCGCAAAACGTTGTCAATGCAATCACTACTGGTAAGGTGAAATTCCCTAAAGATGCTGAAGAAAGTGTTATCTCAATTAAGGATTGGATTGATTTTGTCAAGTGGGCTTATGTGCATATTGACGGTTCGGTAAAAACAGAGGTAGATGTTACGACTAATGGAAAAGAGATAAACTCAATCGATGGATATGACAGAGCAATATCTACTCTCGCTACTGCCCTCAGAGAAAGCGTACTTAGCCAGGATACAAAACAAGACGGCTCTTTGGATACCGCAGAGTAAGCCGCAATGGTTAGCTGTACTTTCAAGAGCGGATGAACTTTTCTACGGCGGAGCGGCTGGTGGTGGTAAATCAAGCTTATTAGTTGGAATGGCCGCTGAATTAGCAGAACACGCGGCTATTTTTCGTAGAGTGTACCCGAACCTAAAAGAGTTGATTAGACAGGCTAGAGATGTTATTGGTACAGATGGTAAGAATGGCAAAGAGAATAAATCAGAGCATACCTGGGATTTGCCAAAGAATAGATCAATCGAATTAGGGGCTGTTCAATACGAGGAAAATAAAACTGACTGGCAGGGTAGGCCGCACGACCATAAACTATTTGACGAAATAACAGAGTTCACAGAATCAATTTATGTATTTATTTGCGGGTGGATTAGATCAACTAATCAAGGGCAACGAGTAAGGGTTATTTGTACCGGAAACCCGCCGACATCTGAAAGTGGAAACTGGGTAGTTCGCAGGTGGGCGGCGTGGCTTGACCCTAAACATCCGAACCCTGCTAAACCAGGTGAACTAAGGTGGTACGCAACCATCGACGGGGAAGAAAAAGAACTAATGACCGGGGAGCCGGTTGTTACTGAAAAGGAAACAGTCTACCCACTTTCAAGAACATTCATTCCAGCTAAATTAGATGATAACCCTTTCTTAGCAAACGACAACCGGTATAAATCCGTTCTTCAGTCACTACCTGAACCACTTAGATCACAAATGCTTTATGGTGATTTTCAAGCGTCCGCAATGGCTGACCCGTGGCAGATTATACCTACTGAATGGGTCTTACAGGCTCAAGAGCGATGGAGAAGGACAACTAAGCCAGATGTACCACTTACAGCCGTAGGGATTGATCCTGCCCGTGGTGGTAGGGATAACATGAGTATGTCAAAGAGATACGATAATTGGTTTAGTGAGGTATCGTTCTGGCCGGGGGCTGCCGTAAAAGATGGCCCGACCGCCGCCGCGTTAGTCAAGAATGATTTAGGTGACATTGACCCATTCATTATGAATATAGATATTGGTGGTATCGGTTCGGCTGCTTATGACTCATTGAAGCCAATGTATAAAAACTTGTATGCTGTAAACGCCGCGTCTGGCAGTGAATATCGTGATAAAAGTGGTAAACTAAAGATGCGTAACTTACGTGCTGAATATTATTGGCGTATGAGGGACGCGCTAGACCCTGTAAGTGGCGATAATATCTGTTTACCGCCCGGAAACGAGATTGTAGCTGATTTGTGTTCTGCGAGATATAAACTTACAACAGCCGGGGTGTTAGTGGAAGAAAAAGACGAAATAAAAAATAGACTTGGAAGATCCCCTGATAAGGGTGAGAGTATTCTTTATGCGAATTACATCAAACCTGATAACGCGCTGAATGTCAGCATGCGTGCAAAAGTTAGTAATTATCTTACGGATAATTAAAGGATAAACAACCATGGCCAATGAAGGACTTATTACGGACGCACTCTATCGAACCGCCCCTGATTTGTATTTAAGTATCGATGGCGGCAATTCATTCAAGGCCGCATTGGCTAAACGTGGGGCGCGTGTGGCTAAGTATCGTAGATATGTGAGCGGAGATCACGACGCTACACTCACTACACAAATGCGTAAAATGTTGCGGTTGAATGAGGACGCGGCAGGGTTGAATAATCTCAATATTAACTATATGGGGATTGTGGTAGACAAAATGGCTGGCCGGTTGAATGTGAGTAAGGTAAAGACTGATATTGAAGTTGGTGAGAGTGAAACTAATCCTACTCAAGATTGGATTGATAACGTCTTACTTGATAATGACTTTGAAGCAATTCAAGGCATGATGTGGCGCGGTGCAATTCGTGACGGGGATTCTTATGTTATGGTTGACCCACAAACCGCAAAATGGATTGTAGAGCCTGGATATGATGGTTTTTCTGGGATGTTCGCATTATTACAGCAAGGAAAAGACTATCCTATTTGGGCGTGTAAACTTTACAGCTATGCCGACCTTGACTTGACAGGTGACGAACCGAGTACAACCGTATCTATGAAGGTAGTAGTTTATCAACCAGACAAGATTAGTTACTTTACAGGTCAAGCCGGTGGGAGCGAAGTCTCAATAGACTCAAGTGCAAACATTGAAGGGATTCAAAACGGTGTGAAACCATGGCCTGCTGGGATTATACCGATTGTGCATTACGCCGATCTAAAAGATTCATTCACTCAATTTGGTGAGAGTGAAATAAGAAAAGCTATTCCGGTACAAGACGTACTAAATCGAACATTACATTCGATGGTTATGGCCTCGGAGTTTTCGGCCTTCAAGATCACATGGTCAATCGGCATGGAGATTGACATGGCCGGAATCACCCCTGGCGCTGTAATCAATCTAACTCTTATTGATGCAAACGGCGTAGCAGTAACCAATCCAACAACCGAACAGATCGAACTAATCAAGGCTGCAAAAGTTGGACAATTCGATGCTACTGACATTTCACAGTACACTAACCAGATTGAGAAATTGACGATTCAAATATCACACATTACATCTACACCTATTTACGGCGTGACAACGCAAGGTAATCTATCAGGCGAGGCGTTGAAACAATTAGAGACCGGCCTTATAGGAAAGTGTCAGAGATTCCAAAAAGAGAATACTTCCGGCGTTCGATCACTCATTGAACTCACAGCTAAAATACAGCGTACATTCGCAGGATTCAAAGACCCGCCTGAATTAGGTAGACTAACGGTTGAGTGGGATAGTCCTGAATTACGTGATAACGTTGTTGACAAGGAATATCAAGAAAAGAAGATAGCCTGGGAAACCGCCGCCGCTGTTTATACTGCGAGTAATGGTCAGATACCAGTAGAAGCGGTGCTAAAGTCATTTGGATTTAGTGAGGACGAAATGACCGAGTTTGGCACACAAAAGGCCGCTGCTATCGCGTTGGAGCAAGAGGACAAGGTGCCTGAAACTGGATTGTGATATAATAGATTTATGCGCAAGAGTCAGCTTGCTAAATAATAGGTAATACTACCGCTCTATATTGGGTCTGACTACTCAATATAGGGCGGTTTGCATAAGAGGTAATAAAATGGATAGAAAAGAATATTTAAGAGATTATTATCTAAGACATAAAGAAGAATATAGATTAAATCACGAAAACTATAACAAGGCGCATGAAAAAGAATTGCCTTTATTGGGAAAACAAAAAAGATCAAAAAGAGCGGTAGCGATAAAAGAAAATTTAAAAAACTATTGTGAGAATAACAGAATCAAAATGAATGCAAGGTCTGCTGTGAGCGTGGCCATTAAAAAAGGAAAAATAATAAAACAACCGTGTGTTGTTTGTGGAAGTTGCGAGCGCGTAGACGCCCATCATGAGGATTACTCAAAAAAACTTATTGTTATATGGTTGTGTCATGAGTGTCACTGTAAATTACACGCCGGATTGATAAAAATTTAATGTGTTTTTTACGGCAGTATTTATAAACCTATTGACAAACCAATCAATAGGTTGTATTATTATTACATAACAAACGAGGAGAGAAAAAAATGAAAAACGAAAAAGCAAACGAACTACTAATCAAAATGTACAACGCGGAAGTTGAAGCACTAAAAAAAGAAATAACCGACCAAAAGTCAGAAGAATACCAAACTAAACATAACGAAATTTTCACAAGATACAACATAATTTGGGCAGCAATAGGATAACAAACCAAACCCTACCGGCGGGGTTCACCGGAAGAAAGGTTTTTTATGGTTGAAAAATGGTGTGGTGATTGTGAGTTTGCACGAGAGCATATTACCGATCCAAAATCTCCGTGTTATACCTGCGACAGACATAGAAATAATTTCAAAATGGCCAGCAAAATAGAAGCGTTTCCAGAGGTTGAAAAATCAGAAAAGGAGTTAATGGAATGAAGCAAACGCAAATAACGCGCAATGAATTTATTCAGGCACTTTACGCAACAATGCACGCACCAATACAAGATCATGCGGAGTTGGCATACGCCGTGGCGCTAGGGGAGTACGACCGCCTTACCAGAGAACTTGACGAGGCGTTGACAGATCGCGCGCAAGCCAGAAAATTATACGATGACAAAAGTACGGAACTTCGATTGCGTGATGCCGCCTCAATCTTAGGCTCGATCAAAACAGACAAGAAAGCACGTTCATCTGCCGAGAACGGGAAGAAAGGCGGAAGGCCGCGTAAAATTACTTCGTGATATAATATTCTTGCAAGGGTGAGCTTGCCAAAAACATAAGTAAGTCGCTACTCGTTATTAGGTCTCACCACCTGATAGCGAGTAGTTTTATGAGGAGGATGTGAATGAAAACAAAAATTAGCCTAACTGATGTTGAGCTGGCGTGGTCTTTAGTGAATGAATGTACAAAAGATAACGCGGACAATGGAAACAATATCGACCATGATAGTTTTTTACAGATAATGAATGATGTGTTTGAGATTTACGATTGTTCTCAAGTGGCAGACGAATTTCTACACATGTTCAAGGTAGATAACGAGGCCACAAAATGACCCTATCAATCTTATGTGTCGTAAAGTGTTACAATAATCACAGAAATGGATAAAATGAAAATAATAAAAATGATAGCCGGAATATTAATCATTGTATTGCTTGTTGGTGTTGTAATGTATCAACAAATTGGCGATACAAATGGATTGGTTGTATTGATTAGTTTGATTGCTACGCTGATTTTTGCAGGATTAATTGCACTGGCCGCGTGGTGGATTGCTGATTTTTTTGTGAAAGGATAAAATGAAAACAAGTGAGGATGGATTAGTAATTGAGTTTGAAAAAGGCGAAGAGATTATTCTTGACCGTGAATATGAGTGGATTAACGCGACTGCTTATGATGATTTTAAAATTGGCAGAAAGAGATTTATACGCGGATTGAAGGCCAGTAAATCCGACCTCGAAAAGTTCATTGACTTATATCGTAGCGTGGGGATTGAGTTGGAGCCGGTTGTCTGCCGTAATAACTTTGTAAAATATGGCTCTAAAATGATTAAATTGAAACACACTAAAATTATCGGGAATAGTGATTCATGGATATTCTTTGACAAATCAGGTAAGTTTATCCAACAAGGGATTTGGGAATAGGAGAGACGATGTATTATGAGGAGCGACTAATCAACGGCGTTATGCACTGTAGATGGTCACATACTGGCGAGTTTGAACCAATGACCATTATTCAAATTTCAGAGGCGTATCAAAAACTAAAAGACGATCACTATAAAAAAATCAATGAAAATATCTATTTGCGAGAGCGTGGATTATTTGATTTAAATGTCGTGAAAGTTGATACAATTCCAGATGATATGATTATCATGGTTGCGCCGGATGGATCAAAAGTAATTATGACTGGAATAGGTAAATAAATGCCAGACAATAAACCCTCTCAAGAAGAACTAGACCGTATCATAAGGATATGGAACCAAAAACACCCTAAGTATAAAGGGATGTTAGAGGCGCAACCTTACGAACTAGGCGAGGATAGTGACTGGTATTGGTCACAGACTGAAAGACAGTACATAGACAAGAATGATAATAAAGTACCCTGGACGGTCATAGGGGGGCTTGTAGTGGCTCTCATGGTCGGTAACAAGCTTTCTAGCGTGACTTACGGCGGAATATCAACTTATGGTCAATTGGCTGAAGGGTTGAAGTCTGGCGCGTTATCCGTTGCCGATTGGAAAGCTGGAATGCAATCACTTGTCACAATGGGGCAGCAAACAGGTATTCTTGTCTCAAACGGCGGCGTAGAATTTATGACTAACTCGGATTGGAGTTACGTCAATTCACAGATTGAAAAACAGTTCAAGTTCTTGGATGGGTTCGCTAAAGACATAACAGATAATCCTGAAAAGTGGATGAATGGCAGATTAGACAACAGAATGCGCTTGTATCAAGAATCGGCTTATTCTGCGTATCAGAATGGACTAAGGCGGGAAGCTACTTTAGGTGGGATGGATCAGGAGGTACGCCGCCTCGGTGCTAGTGACCATTGTCCTACCTGCCTTGAACAGGCTAGTTTGGGCTGGCAGCCAATTGGCACTCTCAATGAGATTGGTGATTCTGAATGTACGACTAATTGCAGATGTGAGTTTGAATACAGAAAGGCAGGAGAGAGTGAGTAGAGGCGATAGGGTTATAGAAATATCAACTGGTAATCAATACATCATTTACGATTCAACAGATGATGAAATTTGTATACTTCAATTTTTTGATTATGCAGTTTTTCCTTTTAAAAGACAGTTACATATTTGGCAGTCAAAAGATAGATTTACAATTCGTAAAGATCAAACAGAGTAGAAAGGTATCTATTGACCGACCTTAAACTAAAGATACTACTCATGGCTATCAGGCAGGCGCTTCTAATCGCTTTAGGTGCCCTTGAGGTCTACCTGGACATAGAGCGGTCGGTAATCCCTAAGCATAAAAAAGGTGTATAATAGTTTATCTGCATTGGTCAAGCGATGCTAAAAATAGGCAACACCGATTATCCGTTATCAGGGCTTGAACACCTGGTAGCGGATAATTTTATGAGAGGATGAAAAAATGATACACAGTTATTCTAATGTTTACCAGATCGGACATAAGGCGATTCAAAATCTATTTGATGGCGATGTTATCATCGAAGAAAAAGTAGACGGATCTCAATTTTCATTTGGGGTAATTGACGGCGAATTACAAGTAAGAAGCCATGGTGAGCAAATGTTAGTTGATGCGCCCGAAAAGATGTTTAACAAAATCGTTGAATACGTAAAAACTATAAAAGATAATTTACATCCTGGCTGGACTTACAGGGGTGAATATCTTGAAAAACAAAAACACAATGTACTTTGCTATTCAAGAACGCCACAAAATTACTTCATTGGTTTTGATATTATGTCAGAAAATCAAGAAGAGTATTTTAGTTATGACGAAAAACTCACAGAATATTCACGTATTGGTTTTGAAGTAGTGCCGCTTATTTTTTCAGGAAAAGTAACAAGCGTTGAAATGTTTACCGACTTCTTAGAGCGTGATTCTATTTTAGGCGGTACTAAGATTGAGGGAGTGGTAGTAAAAAACTATTCTCAATTCTCTTTGGATAAAAAAGTTTGCATGGGTAAATATGTGAGCGAACGATTCAAAGAAGTGGCGCAAAAAGACTGGAAAGAACGCAATCCAGTTGGCAAGGATATTATTTTACTTTTGGGTGAAAAATTTCACACAGAAGCGCGTTGGCAAAAGGCTGTAATTCATTTACGCGAAGCTGGTATTTTAGATGGATCACCTAAAGATATTGGTAATCTAATTAAAGCGGCTAAAGATGATATTCAAAAAGAATGTCAAGAAGAAATTAAAGA